TTATGCGTTACGTACCTTGGCAATAACGGCCCAAAGCACATCGTAACTAATTGCTTCCACTAATATCGTCATCGTCACCATGATGCCAAGAACCAACGCATTTTGGAATCCTTGACTCGTAATGCCTCCCAAGATTCCCCCCATAATATAAAGTATAAGAGCAACCGGTACCCACTTAAACGATAATTCAACGCCGCGCAGGGAATAGTGAATCATTAAAACGTAAATCACCAATGCAGTCTCAATGGGTGCTCCGTTGTTATACTCACCAGAATATACCAGCAGGATTAATACCATTGCTAACCAAACTGATGCCAATAGCACATTCGAAATTCTTTCTACCATAATATTTCCTTCTTTCTATTAATTGACACTATGGTAGTAAATATTTATTTTGAATAGCAACCCTAATCCCGGTGATATTATCCTACTTCAATTTTCGAACAAATTTGTTGTTACTCGTAATATACAAACCATTCGCTAATTTCAGTCTCGTAATCTTCCTGTATTTAACGACACGCTTAACATCAAAAATTTGTCCTTTTGGAAATTTATCCACCGACTTATGAAAGGCTTTGTCCCGATAGCGAGTAATTGACGTACGTGCCTTAACTTGCTTGGCAGCTTTCAGGTACGTCGCTTTCTTTGACTTGGCCTTTTGAGTAACAATCCCACTGAGCGAGCCGTCAAAGTCCAAGCTCCCATCAACATGCAGTCCTTTCCAGTTGTCCGTGTACTGCCATGCATTGGCACCATTAACTCCCGGCTGACTAACGCCATAAGCAGCTGGCCAAATGTGCTTGTCAACCAACATACCGCGATGGATACGACTACCGAACCAAGAACCGGGCCCATACACAATAACGTGTGTGTAGCCATGCTTAATCAGATACTTTAGGAAGGCGTTAACCTGGCCCGTCGGATTGTAGGCTAAGCTGGGATCTTCCACATCGATAGCAAGTACCGTTGATTTATCCAGACCAAACCTCTTCACCCATGCTAGGAAATAAGCAGCCTCCGCGCTTCCTCGTCCCTGGAAGTAGTGGTACACGCCCACCGTCTCAAAAACTTTTAGGCCTCGGGCAATCTGATTGCCTGCCTTAGCGTTCAAGTACGTTGTTCCCTCGGTCAACTTAACCATCAACGACTTAGCACCGTGGGCTCGGAGACTTTTCAAATAGGCCAACGAATCATTTTGGTAAACGGCAATATCAACGACGTTCCTAGTCATCCTGATCATTCCCTTCATCGGACACAACTTCTTCTGTAGGTGCTGGGGTCACGAGTGGCGCGTGATTATCCCCACCAGAAACCTTGTAGGCTTGATAGGCCTTTTCTACCAGGCCAGTGATTGTTTGGGCATCGAAATCGAAGCCGCGCTTCTTAAGTTCAATGTTTACGTACCGTTCAGCCTCTTTTCCCCGGTCAGTCTTAGATAAAGCCGATAAAACTGCCATCGTGGGAACCGCGATATCAGCGAGTTCATGGCCCAATTCAAGACCTTTTGAGGTGTCCACAGACGACGCATTCACCTTCTGGGATTCAGAACTACCCGCAGAAGTGTTTCTCGTGAAGCCTAGTCCAGATAAAATCAGCAAAATAATTTGGGCAATTGAATCTATCTGGTCGGATGAAATGGAAAATCCTAATCCGTTGAAAACTGCGACCACAATTGCCGCAAAGAAAAAGACGACCGATAAAATATCGACCGTCGACCGTTTGTTAAAACTCAGCTTAAATTTCTTATCCATTATTAGTTATCTCCTTTAATTGTGCCATATCGATTTCGATAGGCTGCGTTCTCCTGCTTCAATGCCGCGTTCTTCTTCCGAAGGCCGGCATTTTCTTTTGTCAGTAATGCCACTTGCTCCTGCAGACGTCCGACAATCTGGTGATGCTTATCCTGGAAATCATCGTACTCGTTTCCCATCGCGGTGTACTTGTCCTCCAGGTCAGAGTATCGGGACTGCCAGTTAGCATTCTCATCACGCACCGTCTTAAGAATGTACTGCTGCATTTTGTCCTGCTCTGTCTTCGCCTCGTTATTCTCATGTCTAGTCGACCGTCGCGTTTCGAGAATAACGGTCACTAGTGTTACAAATCCCGCAAAAATCGCCGACAGATTTGCTTTCAACCAATCATTCAATCATGTCTACCCCCTTGACTCGCCACCTTAAAAATCCAAGCGAGTGCCAGGATAGAGAAAATCCAGGTCAAATTAAAATGGTAATCAAAAAGCCCACGTAAAGTGAATACGCAGGCTAAGGCACCATAAAGTGGGGCAATCCAGGCAAGTCCAATATTTCGGATCAGACGTTGGTCCCTTAAGACACCATAAAGTAAGATGGCACCACCGATTACCAATGCTACAGCGAACCAGCTACTGGTAATAAAGACTGACCCAGTATTCTCGATACCCGTCGGTGGGGGCGGTGGGGTAACCCGGGGGTCAGCAAGGTAATTATCATTTCGAAAAATGTAAATACCAGCAATTACGCTGATGGTACCAAAACAGAAATAATCATAGTATTTGGTCAGCTTAGATTTCATATAACACACCTCTTTCCATAATCTAGTACATTACGCCATAGATTCAGTATTAGCAGAGGAGATTTTAGCCTCATTAACATCAGTTGTGGCCGACTCGTAATCTTCCCCAGTAATTGATTTAAAGTCGGCCTCAGTAATGCCATCGATTTTGCCTACCTGCCCTCGTAATTTTTCAAGCGTAATGGTTTTCCAAACTTGATAAGCCCACGTATAAATTTGTACCATTTCTAATCATCTCCTTCTGTACTTGAAGCCGTTTGCTTCAACGCCAGTGTGGTGATCGCTTGCTGTACCTGACTTAACCCAGTTGATAAGTTAGTTTGATTTTCCGCCAACTTTGTCGTAGCCGTAGTAGCTTGTACAGTTTTGTCCTGCAAACCTCTCATGGTTGATTCTAGGCTAGTCACAGTGGCAGCTGGTAGGTTTCCCGGATTAAGCAACTGCTCTCCGTCATACCGAAATTTCTTAGAGTATTTCATAAAATTTGATAGCCACCGATTAATTAGAAACACCTTTGTATATCCTTCAGTGTTTTCCGTTTTAAAATCGGTAATAAATCCATCTTCTCCATACAGAATATAAATGAACATTAAACCATTTCCCTTCCTATTTTGCGACCCGCCAACCGGCCCAGGCTGGGTTCGCACCAGAGTAAACATTGATATAGTGATTATATGAAGTATCCAAAAAATCGATATCTTTTGCACCTAATTGTCCCCATGAGCGAACTTTAACAATTGCCCACGGCTCTGACGGCGACGGAGCATTTTTAGGGTGAGAGCCACCAATAATGTATTCACCAGCAGGTAAGGTGTAAAGATCGTCATTATCTGTTAGCCCTCTTCCCCCTGCAATCAATTGCCACGGACCCCATCCTGCACCGGAAACAAAGTTTCGTACTGCGGTGTCACCAGGTTGATTAATGGCGATTTGTGTATAAGAAGCCGCTTGAGGCAAATCTAATGTGGAATAGACAATCCAACTAATATAGCTTCTTCCATTTGGAAAACTTGGACCATTAGTAACACTCTTCATAGAAAAATAGTTCCCCGGAATTAGTTCATCATTTAGATTCGCGCCATCATGAACAATTCCCATGTTTACCATAGGAGACCACTTAGTAAAATTTTTTGTTCCATTAGAGTAATTCCATGCTCTAATGAATCCCATGCCGCTATTAGTATCGTAATATTTTTGGACGCCATTAGACTTTGAATTATCCAAATTTTCAACTTCTAATTCAAACCATCCATAATATCCATCAGGGGTATTTGTGATTCCGTTGGTAGAAGCGCCTGCGCTATACAAACCATTTTCCACAACATCGTTTAAATTTGTTTTATCGGCCAGATGAGTGGTGCGATTAGCATCTTCTATTTTGTTATCTGTATACATATTGGCTGCATTACTGGCTTTAATCACATCATCATTTGTAGCATACCCGCTCAAATCTTGTGCTGGTCCTTTGGGCCCGACTAAAGTCCTCAACCACTGAGCTTCGGTACCCACATAGCCAGCGCCCGTGGCAACTTGATAAGCCGACTTACCATCGGCCCCTTGTAACCGGCCGACGTCCGTCCACTTACCGTCCGTCGACGTGTACAGTTCACCGGCCACCAGGTATCCCGTGCCGTCTGGCTGGTCAACCGGAAGATCCGCAACGGCCGCAACTGTGCCGACCAAGTTTAGTCCAGCCCCGGTCGGCCCGGTATCACCTTTTTCACCCTTGAGGCTTGCCAACCAATCAACCTCGGTACCCGTATAACCACCAGATACCGCCACTTGGTATGCTGAATCACCCGTGGCACCTTTATCCCCGGTGTCACCCTTTAAGCTTGCCAGCCACTCTTCTACGGTACCCGTGTAACCACCGGCCACAGCTACCTGGTAGGCCGAGTCACCTGTGGCTCCCTTAGCGCCGGTATCACCTTTGCCGCCTACGAAGTTCCCTAGGTCGACCCAGACACCATTGGTCCAGGAATACAGCTCAGTGCCAACAAAAAAGCACTGACCCTCTTGCGCCAGTGCCGGTAACTTATCCACTTTACCCATCATGCGGGTGTTGGCCCCGGGTTCCCCTCGGTCACCCTTATCGCCTTGTGGTCCGATAATGCTAGCAAAGTACGTGAACCCTTTGCCGTTATAAAAGAAGACCTTGCCACGGTCAGCACTGGTACCGCCAATCAAAACAAAGTCACCTTGAACAATACTCCCTTGAACATCGTCGTACGCATTCATCTCATCAATCGAGGCAAACGTCTTGGTAAACATTGGCCGATAACTCATCGTATCGTCACCACCTCCCGTTTCAATTGTCGTCCCATCTGATTTATGAAATAGCGGCACATCGGCGGGCGAAATACTTAGTGTGTAAGCCGCGGCTGTATTGATATCCAATCCAGCGAGCGTGATCACAAAAGGTCCACTGAACGTGATATACATACCGTCGGGGTATACAATTTTCCAGTCGTACACTTGCCGATTGCCACTCTTGGTGTAGATAGTATTCCACTCTGGCCCCTTGTAAATAACGCTAAACGCGAGCAAGGCCGTGTTGTTCATCCCGAGATCATAGTGTTGCGTCTCATCACCAAGATTGGTGGTCTCCAACTGCTGCGGTTGTATCCCCATTTCCGGGGTGCTCTTAACGTTGGCGACCTCGATAAAACCGATATCACCATGATTGGCGTAATACAGGCGGGTCCCACTTGAAGACAGCCCCGCCGTCGAATTTACCGTCATGCGGCATCCCCCTAATCTGTTGAATCCGTCGTGTACTTACTCCAAAAATTATCGATAAACGTCTGCAAGTCCGCCTTAACAGCATCCTTGTTGGCGGCAAACAGGTCACGGTCGACGATGGTCATCTGCAAACTGTTGTTGGCGTTGGTCGGTCCCACGCTGGCGTAAAAGTTGGCAACGACCTTATCGTTGGCGTCCTTCGACGTGGCGTTCAGCGTGAGTGATGTGTTAATTGCTAAAGCCATGGGCTAGTCCTCCTTTACAGTGGGAACAACGGTATCGTTCGACTTAGGCTTGGCCTTTAACGCATCGTTCTCTTCCTTGAGCTTCTTGTTCTCCGTCTGTAGCTGAGCGGCCAACACAGTCAGTCGTGCATTCCGCTGTAACAGTTCGGCAATTTCTCCACCGGCCGCACTGCTTACCTGGCTAATGATGATGTCCTTTTGGTCTGGTGCTGATTGCTTTTGTTCATTGTTCATTTTTGATAACCCTCCATTTTTGCGATTTCCTTTACATCGATATCTTGCTTAACTAATCGGTCATTCTCATATCCCCGCCGTTTAGCCATTACCTGCCAAACAAATGAGGCGTTCGGCTGATCAGACTGTACGACAAAATAGGCCTCGCACCGTTGCGCGACCCATACGTGGCTTGAACTATAAGACTGTAGGAAAACCTGGTACGGAATAGTAGTGTTCACAGTGTCACCAAATAAGGATTCGATAGGAATCATTACCTGGCTACTATCATCTGTTGTCGCCTCACCCATATCGCCTAAATAGCTCTCAGCCATTTCGTAAGCTGGGGTCGCGCGAACGCCATCTCGCGTAACATGAATGGCATTTTTTGAGCCGGTTACACTGAAATTACCAACAACACGAAGATCGCCACTAGTGAGCAGTTCACCATTTATGTGAGCTACCGGACCGCCACTCGTGCTAAATCCAATGTCTAAGCCTGAGTAATTTGAACCATCTGCTGAATACGATCTAAGCAAAATACTACCTAACTCTAATACGTCATTATCATCACGATTGTACGTTGAAACATTTAACCCAGATGGACTAAAATCCATGTTTGGGTGTGCTGTATAAGTTCCTCCAAAACCATCAGTAACTTCATGAGGTGTATCATTGTAAATCGTAACTCCGTTTGGAGTAATTGTAATAGCATTTTTCTCAGTAGGGTCGAGAGTTTGCTCACCAATATCACTATCTGATACAAGATTTAAATTCCATCCCGAACTCAATGTAATTGCTGGGGCTCCACCCACAACCGTTTTCCAGTTGATTCCTAGCATACCGGCATACTCTGCATCTGACGAGCTATTCTTGTAATAAATACCACCATTGTCAATTTTCATTACGCTACCTGAATTACTAAAAGACTGAATATCACCAGAATCTACATTGATTTCAAATAAACCCGTACTGTTCTGAATGCTCCCACTCTGAAATTTAACCTGTCCCGTATCGAGATTCAGGCTCAAATTTTTTCCAGACAAAGTGCCTGCCGTAATGTTACTAGCATTCATATTAATCAAGTTAATTACATCCGCGTCCAATGTCCCAGCTGTCAGCTTGCTTGCTGATAACTCTTTAATAGCGGCTCCGGGAATGAATGCATTCCCAGTAAAAGTCACATTAGGAGCATCAAGTAGAATTTCTCCCGATTGAATTAAGGTACGCCCAGCTTCCATATTAATCTGATTGATCACATCACCCGACGTCACCCGCAAATTAATATCGTTGGACAGCTGCGTAATCTTCGAGTTGTACTCATCTTCGCCGACCTTGGTCCCCGCTAGAGCATTGGCCGCGTCCGCAACGTCCCGGGCCGCCGCAATATCTTTTTGCGCGGCATCGACCTTCTTACTAATTTCATCCCCGGTAATGTCAGACGCCAGCGGAATCCATTGCCCCTTACTGTACATGTACAGCTCGGTTGCCGTCCCGTCTGGCTTGTACCACAAGTCGCCCTCGTGCGGCGTTGCTGGTTGCGTTGGCGTATTGTATGTGAACGTCCCCGTCGCGTTAAGTTGCCGAACAATGCCCTTGATGGTCTGCATCAACTGGCCGTGATAGTCCCAATTAGTCGGTGAGGTCACGGTCTCCCCAGTACTAGACACCGCACTGAGACCACCTTCAAACGTCAGTGAATAACTGTTATTCGGCACAATAAACTTGTGACCCGCCGTGTCGGCCACCGTCAACCAGTCCCCAGCTTCCACGGCCGGGTTACCAGCCCAATTAAGCGTGTACGGGTAATACTGCATCTCAGCTAAGACTGACCATATATTCTTCAAGATACTCTCAGTAACAAAATCGTTCTGCAACGTCAATTGTGTCCCGGTGGTCGCCCCGACGTGTAGCGACTTACTGGTCGTATCGTTGGCAGTAGCCTCCCCAGTTGTTTCATCCTCGGTGGTCGTATCCGTTGCCGAGTAGTTATTGGTCTCGGTCAATGGCGTTACTGTTATCCCCGCAATCGCGTAGGGATTTTCGTTTTTGGTCAGTCCATTCATCTCGTAATTGTCCGGGCCAATGGCATACTGGCTCTGGGTAAGACCACGCAAGCACAATTGGCCGCTTCGATCAAACACTACATAGCCCGGCACCAGCATCGCCAATAACCCAAGCACCACCCGATAGGTCTGCCCACTCGGGAGCGTCGTAATCGGGATATTCGGCAAGCGGTCAAAGTTGTCCTGATTAATGGGCACCCCGGCCTGGTTTGCAATATCCAGTGCCATATCGGCTAACGTCGTCGGTACGGTTACCTTCGGCACGTAGACACCTTCCAGCCAACACATCGTGTCCACCGCACTAATGGTCGTCAGCTTATTGTTTCGGTCCATCGAAATATCACCGTCGACGTAAAATACCCCCAGCGGCGCGTACTCGTACGACTTATCCGGCAGTTGAATACCAATGGCGGCCGTTACCTTATCCTTGGCCTGAATACCCTCGACCAAGTCCGAGAACGCAATTTTAAGCGAATCCTCGTAAGTCGTTCCCAGGCCCATTTGTTCCCCGGTCATGGCCGCGGAGTCATAGGTCACGGAAATTAGATCATTGGCGGTAAACTCGCGGTCGCCCACGGTTAGCTTGATTGCCAGTGTTCGCTGGGTACTAGCAAACGCGGCATTAAACGCATCCGATTGTTTTATCAAAGAATCACCTCTTTACTGTTCAACGAAATCACAACTCAGGCCCGACCATGTATACTTGTTTAGATTATCGTTCCAGCTATACGCCGGAGTGGTTCGGTCGCCCACATAAAATGTCTTGGTGACCATGCCGCCTTCTTGCGCGTCCAGGTAGGTGCACTGAAAGAACTCCCCCGTGATGGCCTGTAAAATTGTCTTACACTCTGCCACGGAGAGTGGCGGCCAGCTCAGCGTGAGCTTGACCTTCGACGTGATGCGGTCCCGCGTCATGGTGCCGTTCGCATTCCGCGTCGTTTTACCGTCAATATCTTGGTTGCCCCAAGTAAAATCCTTGGGATTGGGCATGGTGGCCCCGTTGATTGCCAAATAATAACTCACCACTTTCACTCCTTTAGAGGTTCAGCATATTCTTACCATTCTTGCGATTGACCGCGCTAATACCCTTGATGACGTGCGTCGCCAGCGTCTCATCCCCCAACTTAACGATCACTTCGACCGGCTGTTGGTCATTCGACGTTGTTGCCGTTGCACTCGGGTTACTCATCCCCATCATCACGGCATTAACGATGGCCTGTTGCATCCCAGACATACCGTCGCCGCGCATGTCCCCCGTCCCATTGGTTTCGGGCAACTGAGTGTCGGGCACCGCCATGGCTTTCGGCATGGTGATGCCGCCCGCAAAGTTAGCGTGCATGTACTGGTAGGCCTGCCCCATCAGTTTCATAGCCCGTTGCGGCTGACTGAGCGGTAGCACAACTTCGGGGGTGTTGCCCTCCGCGAGGTTGTACAGGCCTTCCTTAGACGTAAAGCCACCATCACGGAAACCATCGAATAAATGGTACAGGCTTGAGAAATCGAAGCCGCCAAACAGATCACCCATGGAAGAGCTGCCCGATGAGTTGCTCTTCTTCTGTTTCTTGGTGACCTTATCGGCGAATGCCTTCAACGCCTTCTCAATCGTGTCAACGGCCCCGCGTTCCGTCATGTCAACGCCACCTTTGGCAATGGAAAGACCGGCCCCACTCAAATTACCGAAACCAACGTAGCGCTCGGCTACCGACTTGATAACTTGAAGCGGGTTCTTAACGTCATCCCAAACGGACCCGATGATGCCGGCCACGTAACTGATGGCACTTGAAACACCCGAACTGATTGATTTACCAATCCCGCCGAGGTCGAAATCCATCTTCGGCATCTTGAAGCTTGGAATATCAATCTTGGGCATCTTAAAGTTAAAGCTTCCAATACCGCCTTTGTAATGGGGAATCGAGCGTAACGTATCGGAGGCACTCTTAATCTTGGTACCCGCCGGAAGGTTGACCATCAAGTTTCGGACGGCCGGGAAAATCCCCTGTTGCCCGTTAGGCAATTGGTAACTTTCCTGGTAAGCGCCGCCCAAACTGTCGTTGACCATCGCGGGACCCCCACGGTGACGACCACCCTGGGCGAAGTGTGGCACGCTCCAGTAGCTTAAGCCACCGGCCATGCCGCCCGCGCCGACGTGATTTAGAATCCATTTCAAACCAGTGATAACACCGTTAACCGCCTTACCGATGGTGCCGACAATCGCGTTAGCAATGGAGGCCGCGGCGCTCTTAATGGCGCCGACACCCTTCTTAAGACCGCCGGCAATCTTGCCACCAAGCGAACCAGCCCAAGAGGCAATCTTCTTGGCTGTCGGCGACTTGAAGGCTTGAATCCAGGTCCCCAACTTCGTACCAGCTTTCTTGACTAGTGACTTGGCGCCGTCGACGCCTTTGTGAATCGTACTGCCGAGTCCCTTGGACCACTTTTTGAGCGTTGATGATGCCTTCTTACGAAAACCATTCACCCAGCCGCCCAGTTTGGTCCCGGCCCTAGTTGCCAACGACTTAGCACCAGCGATTCCAGTGTGGATGACCGAGCCTAGACCCTTCGCCCATTTCTTAATGGTTGAAGAAGCTTTTTTGCGGAATCCGTTCACCCAGCCACCAATCTTAGTACCTGCGGCCGTTGCTAACTTCTTGGCACCGGAAACGCCATCGTGAACCTTGCTGCCAAGCTTACCGGCCCAGGTCTTAATCGTCTTCGAGGCCTTAGTACGGAAGCCGTTGACCCACTTGCCGACCTTTTCACCGGCTTGCTTGGCCCACTTCTTCCCGGCCTCGACCTTCTCGTTAATTCCTTTGCCGATACCTTTGGCCCAGTTAACGGCATCCTTAAGGCGCTTCTTGCCCCATTTAGTGATGGCCTTACCGGTCTTAGTGTCTTTTAGGAACCACGTGGCAATGGTGCCAACCGGATTAATAATGAACTCGGCAATCTTACCCCAGTTCTTCTTGATCCAGTTAATGGCACTGCCCAGCCACTTGGTCACCGCCTTGTAGATGTTGTTCACGAAGGTACGGAATTTCTTGTTGTGTTTGTACAGCAGCACGAAGCCCGCAACTAACGCGGCAATAGCAGCGGCCAACAATACATACGGATTGATAGCCATGACAGCATTTAAAGCACCTTGTGCCACAGCTGCGGCCTTACTCCAAATTGACCAGGACTTAAATCCTTTAACCAAATTCAGAACATTAGTGGCACCCGTTTTGAGTTTTCCCCAGCCCACACTGATCAAACCGCCAGCTGCTTTAGTACCATCTTTTAGTTTCGTCCATGGTGTTGCAGCCAAACTTTTCGCGCTGGCTGCCCCTTCCTTGAACTTACCCCAACTAAGTCCTGAGGTCATATCCTTTAGGGTGCTCCAAGCTTCTTTCAGCTTGCCTAATCCAGTAATTTTATTAAACAATTGCTGAAGTATCGGACCCTTCATTTTCATGAAGTCTAACTTCTCGTTAACCTTGGCTAACCAAGTAACACCTTCTGAAATCTTCTTGGTACCAATCTTGAAGGCAAAAAGGCTAGCCAGGATCCCAGCGAATACTCGAACTGCGTGTTGGTGCTTATCAATCCAGTTTGAGAGCCCGTCAAGTGCCTTGGTAATAAGTTGTAGCGTTCCTATACCCTTACCGCCGGTGTACCCAGCAAATGGCTTAAGAAACGCATTAAATAACGACTTTGCTAGTGGCGCTAATGCCTTTAAAACTGAGTTAACGACCTTGATTACCGCGGCTAACAGCTTAAAGAATGCGGGTAGTGCATTAGTAATCGTAAACTTGGCTAGTGGTAACAGTACATTCTTGTAGCCCCAATCCAGCGCATCCCACACTGTCTTGTTCAATCCACGAATAGACTTAAACAGCGTCTGAATCGACTGCAACAGTGGCCGAAAATCGAGCTTCTTAGCCCATTCAGCAGTCGCCCCCGCCATGTCCTTAATATCGCCAGTAACGTCCTTAACGATACCCAGAATGGTGTGGAAAATGCCTTGCCCAGTCTTACCGGACTTCCAGGCCTTATCCAGCTGACCGGCCAAGTTGCCAATCGTCTTACCAATATCGGTGATGACTTTCAGAATGTTATTGAAAATCTTCGTGCCGTAATCGGCCTGTTCCCACGCTCGCTTAAATGAAACCACAAGCGTATCAGCAAACTTAACGATTTTGTCAAAGGCCTTCAGCCAAGCACTAAATAGCTTGGTCCCGGTGTCGCCCTCGGTCCACGCTTTACGGAACGAGTTGGCTAGGCCACTGACCAGCTTGGCAATATCCGTGAAGAGTTTGAGCAGATGGGCCGCGATACGTTCCCCGGTCCCATCGTTCCAGGCTTCACGGAATGATTTACCAATTTCAATCAGTACCTTAAGCACGGAATCCAGCGCATTCAGAATGGCCCGAATCATCTTAGTACCCGCGCCGTGGTCCTCCCAAGCCTCAGCAAACGCCTTCGCGATATCACCGATGATCAGGAGGACTTGTTTCAGCAGACGCAAGATATCCGTGATTAGGCGAACCCCCGTCTTGCTATCCCAGACCTTGATGAAGGAACGGCCAATATCACCAAGCAAGCGTTCGATCTCTTTGAGTGCGTACTTGAACGCATCAATGACGCCCTTGCCTTCCTTGGCCCAGGCCTCCTTCATCGGCTTGAACAGCTCACCCAGAATCTTCTTGAACTCCTTAGCGGCTGCAATAGCACCACCATAGGCCGCCATGGGTTGCCCAAAGGCGTTGTCCACGTCGTCCGGCATGTTGGCCGCGTCACTCGTTGGCTCTGTGGCCTCCGCAGTCGGCGCCGCCTTGGTCTGCTCTGGCGTGAACGTCTTCGTCTTTTCTAAATCCAAATCAGACGTCGATTTCGTCGGGGTCGCCTTAAAGGTCTTGAGAGCTTCCTTTTTAGCGGTCTTCGGCGTGTAGTCGGGAATATCCTTGCTGACGTCCAACGTATTGATCTCATCGAATCCCATTAAGGAGTTCTTGTATTCCTGATACTTCTTCTTCAGGTCTGCAATCTGCTTCTTCTGCGCGTCGTTCTGTTTCTTGACCGCGGCCGCAGCAGCGGCATTCGATTGTTTAATCTTCTCGTTCTCCGCCTGGACGGCGGCCCGACGCTTAGCGTTAGCCTCACGAATCTGCGCATTTTCTTGTTGCAACGCCTTTCGCTTGGCATCGTTACGGGCCTTTATCTGCGCGTTCTCTGCCTGGACGGCCTTACGACCAGCAGCGTTTCGGGCCTGAATTGCGGCGTTCTCTTTCTGCACTGCCGCCTGCATGGCCTTGTTGTGGGCCTGGATAGCGGCGTTGTGTTGTTGAATCGCCTTGGTGGCCTGACTGGTGGCGGTGGAGGACGCCCCCATTGCCTTTGTCTGTTTGTGCAGACCGGCCGCACCAGCGCGGGCCGTTGCGTTGCTCATCCCAAACAGAGCAGCACTGAAATTAGCTAGCCAGCCCGTGGCCTTAGCCAGCATCTGCATGAACTCATTGAGCCATGGCATGATGGTCGAGTACAGCGGATAGAAAGCGGTCATCAGGTTAGCCTTAATCTGTGCCAGGCTGGCCGCAAACTGGCGGTTCGTCTTGGCGGCGTTAAGTAACCCCTGACTGAACTTCGTGATAGCTTCAAAGCCAACGCCCCATACCAGAAACTGTGCGGGCAGTGACCGCATGCCTTCCTTAAGTTCGGAAAGTGACGACCGAGCCTTCTTGGTTCCCCGGCTAAACTTGTTCATAGAACTAGCGCCGCGGGTGCCAATCTGGCCGATGGGCCCGAGCAACTTACGAGCCTGGCTGCCCATAGAGCGGAGACCAGCCGTGACCCGTGAGATACCTGTAACCCTGCCGAGTGTCGTCATTAAGGTTCGCATCCGGCCCGTTACTGAGCTAATCCGACTGGATAACTCCGAGAATGACTGACGCAGTGTGCGCGTCTTAGCGGACTGCTCGCCCAGTTCAGTGTCAACGTGGGCGGTGGACGACTTTAACGCCTTCTCGCGGTCAGCCAAACGGCCGTATTGATCTCCCAGTGCATCACTGGTATCAATGGCCCTTTGCATCTTGGCCTTAAGCTTAGAGATTTCATCCCCAATACGACGAGACGCGTCGGTCGCAATCGTGGCCTCGGAGTTGAACCCCTTGGACATGTCGTACTTCATGGCGTCCTTCTCGGCTACCTCTAGGCCTTTAATCTTCCGGCGCATGCTCTCGATGTTACCTTCGTTCTCGTCCATCTTGTGAGCGATACGGTCCATCGCGCCTGGAATCGCGGCCATCTCTGACTTAAGTTGACCGGCTAATTGTCGAGCTTGCGTCTGGAAGCGGTGCATCCGGGCTTCGGCACTGGCCGCCTGTTCGTTAATCCGGGACGCCTGCTTCGGGTCCCCAGCGGACAGCGCGGAACTGCCCAGGCTCTTAAGATTCATCATGCGCTCTTGCGCGGCCCGGGCCTGTTCCATCTTGGAATCGATCTCAGACATCATCGCGTCGACCGATTTTACAGTGGTCGTTTTCATTCGGCCAACGTTCCCCGCCATAGTCTTGGCGGCCGTACCGGACCCACTATCGATAATTTCCTTGAACTGGTTCATGGCACTGGACATCTTCTCGTTGAGTCCCTTAACCTGCTCGGCAATTTTATCGATACCTTTATCTACGCTCATTGAATCGCTGGCCTTGTCAGACTCGCCCTTTAGCTTGCCGACAATCCCAGAAAACTTCTCCTGTAGCTCGTCCAATTTTGGTTGAATGTTCGCGGTGTTGATATCGAATAACACTTGCAGTGTTTCCAAATCCATTAGCTCTCACCTCCTTGTTTAGCATTGCGGGCCGCGCGAATCGCTTCGGCCTGCTTCATAAATTCGAGACGGTCCTGCTGCCACTCAGGAACTGCTTCCTTCGGCTGGGCCTCAGTTGGGTCATCGTAGTTCAGGAAACCATACATCTTCTGGATGCTCGGCATCTTGTTAGGTTCATTCATCGCAAAGGCAATCAACTCAGATAGTTTGTGGTCCATGATGCCGCGTTCTCGCAGAGCGTCCATATGCCGTAGACGATTGGCCTCAACTTGAATCACAACTTCTTTGAGCGTCATGTCCCAGTAATCATCGGCGCCCACTCCGGCCCGGACCGCTAGCGGATACATGGCCGTCAACATCTCTGTGACGGTATTGTAGGTCTCTACAGGCTGTTCTCGTCCTGGTCCATCGGTTCCGCGTCCAGGGTAATCTCTTCCGCTTCCACCTTCTTGGCCTTGGAAGTACCCTTGCTGTTGAAAAAACCTGCATCATTGAAGAGGTCGCTTAATGCCAGGAACAGATCCATTGGTGAGTTGCCGTCATCCAAGTATTCTTGGAAAGCCTTGACCATTTCACTATCCTTGACGCCATGCTTTTGATTGGCCCCCTTAAGGACGATCATGATTTCGTTAACTGGGGGGAGTTTCATTCCACCGTCCGCATTCATGAATAGAGACATCGCAGACTTCCCTAACCGCTTTTCAATATTCACCAATGCCTTGCCATCCAGCTTCAAACTCAGGTTTAAGCTACCAAATTGAAACGGGGTTCCCATGCTTGCTACTTTTGCCATAAATATTTTCCTCCAAATTAAAAAGCCGCCCCAGCCAATGCCAGAACTGTGCATTTCATAGGCGACTAAAGTTCTATTCTGCTAAGCGGCGGCCGTTACGGTTACCGCAGTTGTTGCTGTCTTACCACCCGCCGTAGCGGTGACCGTGGCAATACCATCCTTCACACCAGTAATAGTCCCGTCAGCCGTGACTGTGGCAATCGTGTCATCATCGACGCTGTACGTCACCGTCTTGTCGGTCGCATCAGCGGGTGTCACCGTGGCGGTCACCTTAACGGTCTTGCCAGCTTCAACGGATACCGTTGTTGGGTCCAGCGTTACGCCGGTAACCTCAACCTTAGTTGGTGCCACTACTCGCCGCACCAGCCGCGGGTGAATCCCCGAAGTCGGGCCCGTCGGAAACAACCACGGTAATGGTGTAGGTAATCCCACCGTTGACAGCCGCTTCACCCATTTGAATGGAGAAGGACCCGGTAAAGGTTACTTGCATGCCATCAGCGTAGGTGACCCGCCAATTGTATTGCTTCCGGTCCCCAGACTTGCCATGAATAACGTTCCAGGATGGCCCCTTGTATTGCACGGAGAATGCCAGGGAACTTGCGGCATCAATCCCGGCAATTTGCTTGACCCGGGTATCTGATAACGTGGTCACGTCGATATCTTGTGGCGCCCCACCTAAAGCAGGTACCGTCTTGATGTCGGCAACTTCCTTGTAGTCCGTCGTGCCTGGTTCAGCGTATTCCAGCTTAGTCCCGGTAGCGGCCAGTCCTTTAGCAGAGTCAACAGTAGCCGTTGGTGTGTCGGCGAACCGTTGCAGGTTCAACCGGTCAGAATCTAATTCTAAACGCATATTTTTCCTCCTATCGCGTCGCTTGATAGACGCGTCTTAATTCATTATCAACAACACCACTCGCCGTGATGATTGACCGCGAAAATCCGGCTTGATTAGCCTGCTGCACGCTGGTAGCAAAGCCAATTGCTCCGAACTTGTCGGTAATCTCATCAGCAATGGCGGTAATGCTGCCTTGCTTCTTAAACACATCGATTGCGATTTTCCACTTGGTATCCGTCTCGGTCATGTTGGCATCCCGAACGTAGGGTTCCCGCTGGGTGCTGTAGATAGCCATCGGAAACACGGTGATTTTGTCGGGGTACTCGGGGTGGACCTCCTTCAACGCGCTCACCGATTGCAAAATCTCCGCAGTCTGCTTGTTCATGTTGTAGATGTTACTTGCCAAGTTCGCCCAACTCCTTCTGTACGTGTTCCTTGATAACATCTGGTCCATCTTCACCCGCGGTCTTGATTGCTGGTGCCATGAATTGCCGGGCCGGTTGCCCGTTCGTCCGGTAGAACTTACGGTGATTGATGGTAATTTCCGGCAGGCCGTACACCGCATTCAAGTCCGTGTCGACCAGGTCGGCTGGAATGAACCACGGGTGTTGCGTGTACACCGGATTAATCCCATCAGGTAAGTTCTTGGGCGACGCCTCACCAACTAGCCCGGTACCAAGTTCACGATAAGTAGCGACGGGATTGTCGGACCATAGACGGCCGACTACCTTGCCATCGGTATCTTCCATGACTTCGTACTTAAGGGAACTACTCAGTTCACCAGTACTGTGTTGCATGCTCGATTGCAGCTCTCTGACTGCTAGTTCATCGGCCTCTTGCACAATATCGAACGCCGAATCCCACAAGGCGTTGTGGAGCTTCTCCGGCATCTGTTCCAGCTTATGAAGTAGCTTGTCAGTGCCAAGTACCTTAATCTCCATCGTCACTCACCACCCGTTTAATCATCACGTTTACATGGTCCGAGTATGTCAGAATGGCTGTAATGGTGTAATCAGGGTTGGCCACGGCCGGAACGTTCAGGCAAATACCATCATTCTCGTTCTGGCCTTCTACAATCGTATCGCCCTGATACAGCAGGCGCTTCATGTAAGCCAACTCTTCGCCATAAATGGCGGCATTGACCTGGCCCCCCGCTGGCTGTGCATTCACCTTGACTGGCACCGCATCGGCCCAGTTAGTAATAACGTTGCCTTCATCGTCCTTACCGTCCACTTTGCGGCGCAAATAAACCGTTCGCAGGCTCTTACGCGTTAATCGCATCACAGATCACTCCATTTCGCGACCCGGTACCGCCGAAGCGGCCGCTGAATACTCTCAGGAATATCGGTCACGAACGACCGGACAACGTTCCCCTCCGTTCGGGCTGACTCACCCTCGGTATCCAGTCGATTAAAGTACACAACGGCTAACTGTTTGGCGTAAGTCGGCATCCCGCCGGTCAGTACGTCACGATGGGTAAAGTCCAGCACAACGGCCGTCGCATCCTCATACAGGGTAGTGATTAATTCCTTGTCAGAATCATCTGCACCCAGCCGGACCATCAAGTGCTTGATTGCTTCATCATCAACCATTCAGCTCACCTCTAAGCTAACTTGATTGGCTTTGCTTGGAATACTTCATTGGCACCAGGGAACGATGGCAGAGCCACGGCAGAGGCCTTTTCCCAAACGCCCACTGGGTCTTCGCCCGCACTGTAGACCTTGGCAAAAACGTTACCGATGGATTGCTTTTGAACGGCCGGATCATTGAGACCAGTAACTTCGTCAGGTGTTGGGCCAAAAACCTTTTCACCCGGCGTGTCGTCCGACATGATGACAAAGGCATCTTCTGGGAAGTAACGGTGGGAAACCAGCGTGTTACCAACCTGTTCGTTGTACTTATCGTCGTACGTCCGAATGATTGGCAAGCCTTGTGCCTGCATGAAGGCATCGAAGTCGCTTTGACCCAGTGCCCGCGTTGAAGTCCCATAGACCGCCTTTAAAACATTGGCATTCCGCGTCAACAGCCGGTAAATCTTCTTAGACGTCAGAACACGCGTTCCGGTAACGTCCATGGCATCGGCCCAGTCGGTGATATCCTTGATTGGGTCCGCGCTGTCGTTATCCCAGGTCGTGCCACTCTTGCCCGTTAAATCAGCCTTATGTGCGGCCGGCACCTGGTAATCGAAGGTCGCCTTTTGCTTGGTGTCAGGGTCAATAACTTCAACAATCCCAGTTGCCAGGGCGTCCATTGACATCTTTTCAACTTGGGCCAACACGCCTTGTACTAGTGAATCGATATCGTCGAATACCCGGCTTTGCATGTAATTTGCTTCGGCCGCATTCCGGGGACTTTGCAGTGCAATCAGGTCTTCTTCCTTCAATTGCATCTTCCGCTTGATCAAAGCCAGCTCGAGGGAAAGCTTATCGGCTTGCCGACTACCAATCTCGGCTTCCGTATCAAACGCGGAAACGTGCGCAATAACTGGAATCCGATTACCAGCATAGATTTGGTCCAGCTTTAATGACTGGGTTCGTCGTGCCGGGAAAAGTGCATCCCCCATAAATGGCTTGTATTGCCGGTTTCGCACGTAGTCCAATACATCTGGTTGACTAAACAATTCCGCAATCGAGGCGAAACGTTGTAAATTAATAAATTGTCCTCGCATTATCTAATAATGCCTCCCTTACTTAGTTGCGCTGCTGCCTGCGTCCGTGCCACTTTGTGTGGTACTGGTCGTAGTAGCCAACGCGTCAGCGTCCTTGAAGTGAATAGCCGTCATTGCCTTCATGGCATCAGCAGACGGTGCCACTGGCAAGTTCTGGCCCAGTAACCAGCCTCCCACTAACAGTGACGTCATTTGTGGGCCTTCGTTAACGTCGGCCCCATTCAGCAGAATTCCCTTGGCCTTAGCGTCATTGCTTGGCCAAACAGTCCCGGCCGGGATTACCTTGTGACCCAGTTCATCGGTGATGACAGCGGCATTGGTGTCGTCAACCATCGTTGGGAAACTCGTAAACTTCTCCGAGGCCAGGAAATTCGTTTCATTCCACGTAACCTTCTTACCAACGTACATATTGCAAACCTCCTAATTGATTGCCCAGGGGTTACTACCCGCGGGCTTCTGAGCATCGTTGCGCTTATCAGCGATTGTTTCGCCTGCTGACTTCTTGCCTGCGGCGGCACCCGCGGCGCCCGGCGTATTAGCGGACTCAACCAGCTTCTTATCGACACCTTCTCTAACGGCACCTTGATAGGCGGTCTTTAACGTCTGGTACAACGGGTCCAGGTCTTCTACCTTCTTGACGTTCAATGACGCATCAGCAAAGACATCAGCAAGGGACGTCGGAAGACCATCGGCACTCAGGCGCGAGACAATCCCAGCCCGATTGAGCTTGATGTTCATGTCCTGTTCCTTTTGGTCAAGCTCCTTGGCCCGCTTGTCATTGTCGAATGCCTGTTGCTCGGCTGGGGTCATCTTGTCATAGTCCTTTTGCTCGTGGGCTTCTTTCTCCCATTTAGCCTTGGCTTTCTCCAATGTTCCCGCGGTCTTCTTGTCGTACCAGCTATCTAAATCGGACTGACTCTTAAAGACAATCGCGTTAGGATCCGTTTGCTGACTATTCGGATTGTCGGTACCTTGGCCATCGCCCTGGGTATTGGTGTTTGTGTTTTCCGCACCAGTCCCCTGGCCGTCTTCACCGTCTCCATCGCCCTCGGCAAAACGTTGCAGGTCTAACTCCTCGCTATAATTAAGCATTGTGTATCCTCCTCGGCCCACGCACGCTGATTCACTGCATGAAAAAAGCACCCCACACACGCCGAATGGCTCATGTACGATGCTCAGTTCGTGATTGCAGTAGTAGCAGCTCACGCACGCCTATTTAATTGGGTAGTTTTATGACCTGCCTGGGTCAAGTATTAAACAATTGCCAGGTACATCCCCAGCAGAATGACGGCTGCCCACGAAACAATCCCAGCGATACAGATTGCCGCGAATTGTTGGTAACGCTGACGGTCGCCCAATAAGTCTCTATCAAAAAGAGCCAGCAGTGAAATAATCACTACCAGCCCCATAACGATTTGAAATCCTATCACATTATCAGTCCTCACATCGCAACGATTTTAATCTCTCGCCATTGGTCGCGAATCTTCTTGCCATCAATTACATAGTCGAGAATCTCGTCTGGATCATCGTTTGATTTAAACTGGTGCTCGAAGTCACCATTATCTTTTGAAATAATGCTGTTACCTTTGTCGTCAGAACCGATATACCACTCAACACCATTGATTTTAATCTGGACTTCCATGTGAACATCCAATGCGAAACGCAACTCCTCAAGTGAAGTCAATCGGTCTGAATCAGTCTTTACTCGTCTTTCCGTCATCTTTGTTCACAATCCTTTCCGCTAGTGTTAAGGGCCGCCCTGGTGCTTCACGATGTGGCACACTCTTGCCATTCTTCTTGGTAACTTGTAACCACGAATGCGCATGGGGCACTACCTGGTGCACCTTTGGATTACCATGGTCCGTAAAATCAATATCTAAACGTGCCTTACCAGTTTTACCGTAATAACGACGAGATGTCAGCTGGTCATCAACGTATCGGTCAAACACCGAGTTAGCTTCCTGTTGATAAGGGACACTATGCACCTCACCAGAAACCCGCAAGTTATTCAAGGCCGCACGCTCCGTACTAACCTCTCGAACGGTTCCGACTAACTCGTGGTACCCTTCAACATCATTATACTTCATCGCCTGAAACTTATCGAAAGATTCGGGCCCGTTATCCACACCTAAAACATCCTGGTAACGCCGATACTGCTTTAGGTCTTGAGAAGCATTCTGGGACTTGGCACGCGTCGCCGTTATTTCATCTTGGCCATGTTTCTTAATCAGCAGCTGTTCCCAATCTCGATAAGTGGCATCGACCGGTATCTTAATAGCCTTGTTAGCGATTGGGTCCCGCGCTGTCCGATAACCACCGCGCTTAGTCCTGGTAAAGTGGGCCACCGCAATTGTCCGGCAATACGGATGAAATGGCGGATAGGTACCGGCGAAGCCTGCACACTTGGCGTCCTTCACATCGTAGACCCGGCCGTCATGCTCCCGGCAAAACTCGGACGTACGAAAGTCCAACACCGCGAGTAGCGAATACTTCTCGGTGCCGTGCTCCTGCCAACCGCGTAGCTTGGCTTGCCCAGCAAAGTAGGCTGACTCCGTACGGATGAGGCGCCGGGCATCGCTGGCACTGCTGCCAAACTGTTTCATAATGGCTTGCCGCATGTCACGCTCGCTCATGCCACTCATTTGCTTGGCGGCAAAGAGTTGTTGCAACGAATCGGCCAGCTTGTCGGTATCATGCCAGATACTCTGTGAGTAGTTTTTGCCATACCAAGGCGTCTTAAGCATCTGATCCACATAATCGGTACTCAATTCTTTAAAGTGTGTGACCGGCTTATCGTGGGCCACGTCAAGACGCTGTACAACATCCCCCGTCTTAGGCTCAACAAAGTTAATGACCTCGTGTTTATCAATATCGATTGTCGGGACCGTGTCACCTTGATACACGCCGAAATCTCGTTGAGTTCGGCCAATAATTGACTCGGCCGCCGCACGGTCGTAAGCGTCTTGCATAGCATCGATATAATACGGTTTAGACTCCGTTAATTCAACGTCGGCCAATCGCTTAGCGACCACATAAGACTTTGCTCGGAGCAGTTCCAACTGAGTGATACGGTGCTTTACCGCCAGTCCATCAAGATACGTCTGCAATTGCTTCTTAACTTGTTTATCCTGAGTTGACTTAATCAAAGCGTGCAACTGAGCCAACTGCGCGGGAGTTGCCTGGGTATTTAGAATCTTCGCGACCTCATCTGGTGTTAGCTCAGACTTGTCGAGATATCGCTTATACACTTTATCGACCTCACCAACTAAATACTGTTGAGCTTGCATGTAAGCACGTATCAGTACATCAATGTGGTCGGAGCCTTTATCGTACGTCTGTTGTTCTAGCCACAGCGCCCGGCGTTCCCAGTAGGTCAGCTTATCCTTGTCTGCCATGGGCGTCCACCGCTTCAAAGCTAACATTCTTAGGATACTGCTCGGATAGCTGCTGTAATGTGCCCTTAACGGCAAAATAGATTCGTTGGTTACCATGGTCTTTTAATCCAGCCACTACTCGAAAAACGTTTCCGTCATCAGCCACGATTGAACTAACCAAATTGTTAGCTAATAATGAGCACAACGTTGAGACCGACGCGCAAACAATATCATGGCCGTAGGGAGCCTCTAAAGCATGTCCGGTAATTTCAATCATCCCCATTCGCTGACTTGCGAACGTCTTGGTCTCTGTCACCTTTACCTTGATCATCGCGGAATCCCTCCTGTTCGTCATTATCGGTGTCTGGTGCTTGTGGTTCGCCGCCCATGGCTTCCTTTTGCGTCTTAATCTGGTCGGCCGTTTGTTCCTTCATGAGTTCGACCAATTTCTTCGGGTCGTAATCATCAGGCAACCAGCCGTAACTGATGAGCCGTGGAATGATCCCATCAGCGTTCTTGATGTTGGTAATAACATCACTCATATTGATCGGAATGTTCAACGTGAATTGAATCTTAATATCCGTCACATCAACATTCTGTTCCTTCAAGTTCAGCATATTTTGCATCAACTCTAAGCGCCGACGAATGGCTTTCTTTAGCAATGGTTCCTTAGATGAGATCAGATTGAGTAGCGCAAAAAGCTTGTACTTCATAGCCTCGCCGCTTACATTACCAGCGAAGTTCTCATCGTTCATGTTAGGGACATTGGACATCTCATGAATGTCAGCCGTAATGGAATCGGCCAGTACTTGCTGTTGAGACTCATCGAGCGTCTTAGTTAGCCACTCAATTGATGTTCCCTCGTCCTTTGCTGGGAGGTCGTCGAGCATCTTACGCTTAGCTAAATTGCCTTCGATTGCAGTCCCATATGCCAGCAGGATGGCATCAACGAAATTATCCTTATCGGTAATACGATCAGACTGTAGCGAGTTGTACGCATCAATCTGTGAAATTAGTTGCTCGTAGTCACCTTGCTGTTGCCGATTATTTAAGACTTCGGTAATGGGCTCTGATCCCCAGTAATGGCTAGAGTATCGCGGATACCCTTCAGCGTTATTTGAACCATCTACAATATGGCCTGACACGGTCCGATATTGAATCAGACTGTGTGGTGTATAGACACTCACCAAGGCACCATCCTCCGTACCATTGAGTTTGAACTTAGGTACCCAATAAACGCCGAATAAATAATTTTCGTCCTCGGAGTCATCGGTCACCACAAACGTCCGCCGTGGGTCTAGCGTTGCGATGCGTTCCTCCGTAGTCGTGGCATCCACAACGTGTAGGTATAGCATTTCGTACGCCACTCCGTAGCAAGATAGGTCATGTTCTAAATCTGTGTCGTGCGCCGCAATATCCATGCGAGTGAACGCCCGAGTAATTGGATCAACTGGCCCACCATCTTGCGCAACATAGGTAATTGGGCGACCGGTCATCATCCCCACGACCATATCCGTCACATACTTGGCGTAGTTGACCATCACACGATTGTCATGCGCCTGGTTACTACTAAGCGTTCGATCCATGATGGCGTGCTTACCAAGATAGTAGTTATCAAGCTTATCAAAACGTGCAACACGGCTATCCTGCTTATTCATCAAGTCTTTAAGCAGCTCAACTGGTGGATTATCTAAATCCTTTAGCAAAGCCGCATCAATTTTAAATGCCATTGTCATCCCCCTTTCTATCTGAACACCTTCGGCTTGGCCTTGGCAACGGCCTTACCTTGCTTCAATCCCAACTCTTTAGCGTTATCAATTGCAAAATACTTAAACGCATCAGGCGTATGGTCATTTTCCTTGACCACCTTAGGATTGTCGCTGTGAACAGTCTTCTCATCCCACTGGTACTGTCGGTGCTGTTCGATAAAGACCTTATTGTTCTCGGTGTCCAAGTAATACACGCGACCTTGTGCCAGCAGTGACGAAACATAATCAATCATGTCAGCTTCGTCAGTCTTCTTAACGCCGTGCCAACGCTCACTCTTTTCCTTAACAAATTCGTTTCGCAATGCACCTTCAGCAGAATCAATCGTCCGGCGGCGGATACGAACAGGAAACCTCTCATCATTGGCCTGCTCATAATCATAAATTTCCGGTACCAGGTCGCTTGGCGCCTTTTTAACAACCTTCTTAGCTGGTGAGTAATAATAGGTGTCCAACACAATTACCTTGCCCTTAGCAGTTACACCTACGGCAAGACACGTCGTCGCTGAATTAATATGCCCAGCGTCAATTGAATAACTTTTCCAAGCCAACGGATCATCATCAGGCAATTCCTTAATTGGATGAAATAAGTCAGCATTGTATACGTTAGTACCTAATCCAACCTCTTCGCCTAAGTACATCCATCGGTAATAATCGGGGTCATTCTTCTTAACCACTTGGATTTCATCTAAGTAGTCTTGCGACAGAAACCCCAGCACGTCGTCCTTATAAGTCGAGTGATCCACATACCAATTAGTCATCCCTCGCCGTGAATCCGCCCATTGGTTAATCCACTCGTATGGGTTACGTGGCGGGTTATAACTGCAATAGGTAATAACGTGCATCCCCGGTGGCAGCTTCTTACGGGTAAAAGAGAGCCGAACTGTATCGATTTCTTCCCAACTGCCGAACTCCGCTAGTTCTTCAAACCAGAGCCACCGAACATAGCCGTTGGCAATGATGATTGACTTCAATTTCTGTGGATCATCGACACCGCTAAAGTAAAATGCGGTCCCCGTTTTCTTGTGCATGATACGGTATGGGGACGTCGTGAACCTAAATTGGCTTTCAACGTGCAGTTCGTAAATGGCCCACTTGATTTGCTCGTAGACAGACAGCCCGATGTTCTTGCCAACCTTACGCATAACCAAGGCATTGCCGTGTGAATCCATTAAAAAATCCGTAACTAGCTGAATGCTAATCACGGATGATTTAGTTGACCCCCGGCCGCCCTCTAACACCTTATTGAGTGCACCGGAGAACAGAACATCATCGAAATGAGGATTAATCAGATTGTCCAGATTCACGTTGATTTCCATCCTTATTCCTCCGATCGCTCCGAATCAAGTTAATGGTGACGTCATCACCGTCAGCCTTGTTATCCTTCAAATACTTCATGAGTTCAGCCTTAGCCCTCTGGTTATCAAATAGTTTAACCACCAGGCCATCTTTACCACGATGCACCTCTTGCACCAGAGACCAATCAATTTGGTCGCTTGGTTTCAAATAAATATCGGATACATGCTTTTTAATCGGTTTGTCGTTCGTATCAAGTAAGACGTTGCCGTCACTATCCGTAACCAGTTCCGTGTGCACCTTATAATCAATCACATCACCCAAGCTGGCAAACGCCTGTTTTGCATAGCCTTGGGCAATATCTTCAGCAGTCACGTATAGGTCAGCCTTCTGTTGTTCCTTAAGCTCGGCCAATTGCTTCTTTACACTAGTTTTCGCCAGTAGGCCACTACCATTAACATTGGCCGTCTTCCAACCAGACTTATACGCCCTCATGTAGGCCTGAGTGGCATTAAAATCCTGCAAATAAAAAAGGCAGAACAGTTTCTGCTTCTCAGTCAGCTCACTGTTTGCCTCTAGTTCTTTTACCGCTTCTGGTATCTGCTTGGGTGCACCTTTTGATTTTGGATGCACCTTTTTCTTTTGGGGTGCACCCCGCTGCCACCCATTACGTCGCTTCCACGATTTGAAGGTGTTTACGGATATGTCATGTTTATCCGCGATATCTGCGTACGACATCCCCAGCATATAATCTTCGTAAACTTGTTTCTGCTTATCTGTCATGACATATCACCATACCTCCATTAATCAACATTATTGCGAAAACTTCTGTAGTACCTCAATAATCTCTGCGTAGTTTTTTATAAGTTCGCTTTTTACAGGGAGTTTATCTATGTAGTATAAAACTTCTTCATTTAAGGAGCTCGGTGCGTAAATTGACTTGTACTTGAAATTTATTTTCATCAATCGCCCGTTGATGATTCAACTTGGAGAACGTTACGGTCGTTACAAAATATGAAACCGCAGCCGCGACAATCGCACCAATGATGCCACCGATAATATTTCCCCAATATCCTAACCAATCACCAAAACTGCCATGAGGGTCAGGAATAACCTCCACGAGCTTCGCAGCTAATAACGCAACTGCAAACAGAACTATTATTGCCATCGTTGTCCGTAGAATCAGTTTTCGCTTCTTTAACACATTTTTAAATCCATACGCTGCTGATAGTCCTACCAGCAATCCAATCAATCCTGATACGATAATGCGAATTGTGGTCATTATCCTCACCTCATGATAAATACTATCAAAAATACGTATTCATCACAAAGTACTACAAGTTCCATCCAGTCACTATGCGCAAAGAAAAAGGCATCGCCAGCTTTGGCTATGCCTACTCCAATTCTAATAATAATCTTCCGATGAATTGCTAATGGTGGCCGAATCATCCCCAAGGTCATATTGTAATTCATGAACTTCGCCTTTAAGATTCTTCACTTCAATTTTTTTATTGTCACGCATAGCAGTGAGTAATCGGTCACCCATTCCAACCATAATTGCTCCGGGATTCCCGAGATTAGGCGCAACATGTCCAAGCGAAACGCCACCATCTTCAAACTCTTTGCCGTCAATAATGAATTTCATAAATGACACCTCCTGCACCTAATTATACATTGACAGCAAACAAATAGCCCGGAACATTGTCCGGGTCGAACCAGCGTAGTTTCATTTTTGTATTGTTTGTTCTGGTTCTATAAGACCGACGGGACTCGAACCCGCATAATAAAATTGCCCACCAATTAGACCACGGCCTTGCCAACTCAACGAAAGGATCACGACTGAGAAAATTTCTAAAAGCAGTCGCTATGGATTGACGTGGGTTCGGACCACTATCTTTCATCCTCCTGGAGATGAACGCTCTACATTGAGCTACCAATCCAAAACCAGTCTTTCGACTGGCAACTAGATGACCACACACCTACAGTCACAATCAGGCTCTGTTAGACCTGACTGCTATACCGTCAACGGGAATTGGACCCGCTATCAACCACCAGGTGACGGACACATAAGGGGAAAACAACTATGAACCAAATCACAAAGTCTCTTGCCACGCCGGGCAAACCTCTAGGCGAGGATTTGCACCTCGCATGACATGTTGTAAACGGCTTAGGCGCGGATATGGTCGTCATTGACTACTCCACGGGAGAATTACTATCCGTTTACTTTTGTAGGTTGGCAACTACTCGGACCATTTATGCGCCGCCATTTACCATTGCCTTATTCCAAACCTATGTCACTCTCCCACTGCGTCTACCTTTTCCGCCACTAGAGTAAGCAATGTGGGTGAGGTTACCCGCTCCACTATCCCAAGCCGCCGTATACAGCAGACTCGCTTTTGACAACTAGCACCGCAGTTGCTTACTGCGTGGTTGTCACCACATAACGGTAATCCAGGGATTCAAACCCTGGCGCCCTTTTATGTTACGGGCGTAGTTCGTCTACAATTACGGTTAATCGTTTCTATGTTCTGGGTAGGGATTTGCACCCTACAGGATGTGCACTCTGGACTTTCTAAGAAGGCTGCATCCAATCATCTACTTCTCATAGCGTCTACCTATTCCGCCACCAGAACCAAGTCAGCTTATCGTCTCCGATTACCAATCATCTCATGCTACAAATTTACCATCAAAACGGGGTTCAGTTTTCTCGAATTTTTCCACGACTAAACATCGTACAATCCTAACCCCGCCGCGCACTCCTCAATGAACCCATTTCGCAACTCGTAGGCCTTCGCCTTTCCAACGCTTACTAGATCATTGTCAACTAGGCCAGTTAACGTGTACCGTGGATGTCGGCGAAAATACAACTCGGCAATAATCGTCTCAGTATCGTGTCCCACACCGTCTAAGCAATTATCCACGATGGTTCGCTGACGTTTAAGTGCATTAATGCGGCGATCATCATCAATCGTGATAATGGTCCGCAATGGGGCTTCGTTACGGCTAAATGATGCCCGACCACCGCCAATATTTTCGTCGTCCGGCGTCATCGGGTAGCGTAGTTCTTCCTCCCGCCGCTCAATGTACTTGTCAATCTTGGGATAGTCCCGAAGGATGTCCTCCACCTTTCTAACGGTTGATCTCTTCAAGTCGCATCCCCCTAATAATTTTCGTCTCCACCGATTTCACCATACTCATAGCCAAAATTATTGTCAGCACTACCTTCATTTTTCTTTACACAGTACAAAGCTGCTTCGGTTTGACTCTCAAACACGCCAACTACAACAGCACCGTCTTCATCCTCATAGAGAACTACCCACATAGAATCACCACCTAATTTTATCCAAGTCTTCGCCCACATTTAGGGCAATAGTTAATACGAACGCCACACTTGTCATATACCCAGACGTACAATGATTGGCCTGATACCCATACGTCCGCTTCGCTAGTCTCTGAGTCCATAAGTGTCCGTGAATCACCGTGACAATATGGACACTCTTTTTGCTCCTTAGTTTCGTTCAAAATATTTGTCCCTTCCATAAATTAAAAGCTTTAATTAGATTATCTTAAACCGCGTCTCTTTCAATCATTACGGTTGCAATTACCTTTCGTTCACCAGCGCGGTGCGTTTCGCTGTACAGTTCATCCAATCCGCTGAATGTCCCAGTTGCTGTGCCATCAGCAAGATCAACAACGGTATAGTCTCCTTGATCCGTCTGAACAATCATGTAAGTAGACGAATCATCTTGAACCACGTCGCCGACACCGTAGCTCTTTACCATCGCATGTGCCTGATTATCAACAATTTTCATTTTTTGCCTCCTACATAAAATAAGAATTCTAATCAATCGTGATTATGCCCATAATCTCCTAGAAGATCATGGTTTTCCGAAGTTGTTCCAAGAACCACATATCCTGGTTTCTGCTGATAGTCAGTCATATAGGTGATCCAGACAATCCAACAAAATCCGGTATACTTCTTTCCATCCCATTCGCGTAGGTTTAGTTGGTCACCTACTTGATAATCACGATCATTCTTGCGAATTTCAAAACGCTTTCTTCCTGCCATTTGTTCTTCGAAATACTCCGGTAGCACCTTTAAATTATGAATTCTCGCCATGTTCGTCACCGCCAACTACGTCATACGTTCGCTTAAAAATATCCTCGCGAATCGGATACAATTCACCATCGACGCCACGCACAATAACATCACCCAAGTTGGCGTGCATCTTGCCTTCAAGTGTGTTGATGTTCCACCCACCATTGGGCACTTCGTTAATTTTGCGATTAGCCATGGCATTGAATACCCAAACCGGGACTTCATCATCAATGGATAAGTCGATTGCACGCCAAGCATCTAACGTGATTGGCTTCTTACGGATTATCACACTTGTCATTCCTTTCTAATCAGTTTTAAACGCTCGCAATTTTTCTCACACGGCCATTTAACATTTTGAATCGATTGCCATTAACACCGACGCTGGTAACATGCAGTCCAAATTGATTAGCAACTATAAGCGCATCTGCTGCATCCTCAATATCGCTATACTCTTTATTGGTCGTGGTATATTCCTTTACCTTTTTTCCATGTTCAAATAAGCAAATAGTTTTATAGTTCTCATTGTCAAAGTGTGATAACCACCATCGGTTAAATTCACTTTCTTCTGGTCTTAATTTCCCCATTTACTACACCCCCAACGAATCCATCGTGTAGATGGTGAAGTCACAGCGGTAGATAAATAGCCGCTTGCCATTAATCAGTAACGACGTACTACTGGGAACTCTGGTCGCCTTATAACTAACTGTCTTACCCGCAAAGGTCGCAATTGGTTTCCCAGTTTGCGTACGAATTAAAATCACCTTGCTGGCGCCCGTGAACGCATTCTGACACCGATTAACAAAACGATTCATAAATGGGATTGAACTGTCACCATTCGTAACGTTCTCTCGCTTAGGGTATTTGTCCAGTACATTAGTCAAACCGTCCTGATAGGCTACAAGGCTGCTGCCTACGTGGGTAATCTGCTTTCCCCCTAGAGTCAGGTCCAACACGCTAGACTTCTTGATGGTCTTACCTTCCGTATCCGTCTGATCAAACTCAGCATCTCGTTTAATTGATAGCGACTTACCGTGGACAGTATCGATTTTCTGCGCATCGTAATCGTACGTCTGAACGGTCATTGGTAGACCAATAGTCTGCTGCGTAAAGTCCGACTTCAAATTACTAATAGCCTGACAGCCGCCTAACATGATTCCCGTACTAACAACAAGCAAGGCCACAATTAATTTACGCTTCACTTCTCTACCTCCAACTCAACTTCTGGTCGAATTTTCAATGATCCCGGAACAATGGTGTTCAGGTTTAACGACATGCAGCCAGCGTGCAACCATACGCCTGATGCTGAAATCGTTGGCGTTTTGTCGCCTTCATAATCGTAGACGTGCAGCACCTCTTCCATCCCAAAGACAGAGGCCAATACCGGCGTACCATCTACCCGTTTCTGACCGGTTGGCTTGCTACTTACTCGACATTTATCAAGCCGCTTAAATTCGATTCTCATTCGGCCACCTCCGTAACCTGTTCTAGTGGCACTTCTGACATCTTTCCAGTACTTCCTTCGAAGACAGCCATCACAGTTTTTCCACCCGGTCTCGGTACAACACCAAAGCACGTCCCTTTAATGTCTTCCCGGCCATGGTGTACCTGATGTTCCTTCGTATTACCGTCGTTCATCATGAGGCGGCCATCTCGATGTAGACGCATCGCCTTACTGTCAAATGATGATCGATGCCAAATGATTTTTGTCCCACGTTTAATCATGTGTAATCTCCAATCTGAGTTGCTCTAGTGGCAGCTCAATGTACTTTTTCTGATGTTCAATCATGGCGGTCTGGTAGGCCGCACGACTCACCAAGCACCGAACAAATCCGTAATAGCGCCGTTTACCTTCTAGCCAACTCACCTTATCGTGTGGTTCAATCATGGCGTACTACTCCTTCCCGCCGCTTTAATCCCCGTTTGTTCAGGAACCCATACACAGAGCTTCGAGTAGCAAACGCTCGGCCGCCAAAGGTGAACTTTTCATCAGCATTCAGAGCTAGTTGAATTTCGTTAAGTGTCATCTTGCTTGTATCCAGCTTGCTAAGCGCCTCGTCAATCATCTTTTTACTGCGGTGTGGTTCCTTAAAGCCATTTTCATATCTAATTGGTGCCGCAATTTTTTGAATCCGAGCAACGACTTGTTGGGGTGCCCGGCTAATGCTGCCGTAATCATTTTCAACTTTATGCAGCTCCGGCATTAATTCCCGTATAGTTTGGTTACTCATAAGATCACCTCCAAATACAGATAATCGAGTAGCGATGCGCGGCGTCTCGATTAACTCGCATACAGCGCTCACGAGCGTCAGTTAGTGACCCGTAGACAGGTGCAGCATGGACGCCAGTTACCCAGCGTGGCCACCGGGCGGTGTAAACTAGCAAACCATTAATAGAGGTTCTTTCGTAGTGAGTGCCCTCTACAACGGCGACTGCAAATCCAGCCAACTTATTCTTCATATTTTCACTCCTTTAGCGGTTATATACATGATTTTGCTACCGCCAATCCCAACACCTATTCCTCCGTTGAGATAATCGGCTCACCCTGCTCCGTGCGCCAGTTGCCTAGTCGCAGCATCTCCGCAATTTCCGGTGTGACCCGGACACCCTTTAATTGATTTTTCTGCATGAAGGTTGTAATTCCAATGCGATGCTGCTCTTGGTGATGGTCCCGGCACAGTGCCATGACTGAGTTACCAACGTGAGAAATGTGATTCCGATTCCGGCCAATGCCGACTGCATGGACATGGGCAATATCTGCCGGTTTGCCACAAATCATGCACCGATGGAATTTTAAGCACTGAATGTCCCAGCCGTACTGTTCGCGAATGGCGTCCACCGTACGACTAGCAAACGGCACGTTATTCTCGAAACAGAACGCCAGCAAAAATTCAATGAACCGACTAGCCGTTTCAATTGAGCAATCACTTAACGAAAAGTCTTCGTACAATCCCTTTCGTAATGCGTACATACGTTTCAATTGGCTCTTGGTCAATTCGGGGATGTAATTACCACACCAGCGATCAACTTCACCAATCATGGCGTAAATCTTGCGGCGTTGGTCAGCAGTAATGTGACGGCCGTCATCAAATCGGACTTCTACCAGTTGGCCGATGTTCTTTTCGATGAGCCGCCGGTCGGGCGGATCAACATCATTTAAATCGATAATCAAATAGTGATGGAATATACGCCGAATCTTACCGAATAGTTGCATTAGCCAAGTACCACTACAGTCTCTGGCTTCAAGTCAACAAACGCCGTGTTGAAGTATTCCTTAATGGATTCAATCGCAACACTGCGCCATGCACCCGCGTCCGCTTCAAACAATCCACCTTGCATCCCCTGTTGCATCCTGAAAATAAACTCGCTTTGTGGTTGTTCTACCTCGGTAAAAGTCCGGTATGGCGCCAGCAACACCGGATTGGGAACCTTGACCGTGTCTACGTTAGCTGCACCCGTTTGGACGGTAGCGGTCTGCATAACGCCGTCGTCAGATGCCGTGTTTTCGGTTGCCTCCTTGTAGTTCCCGATAAACTTCAACAGGGATGCTCGATCGTCTGTTGGCACGAATTGTGACTGCAGAGCAATGTTTAACGACTCACGGTCGTACCACTTATCAAAGCGGAAACCTTCAAACGTTGGTTCGGCCAACATAAACTCTGCACGTCGACCGTATTCATCTAATGCCGACTTAACAATTACTTGTTTGGGACTCACGACTTGTACCAGCAGTTGTCCACGGCTCCCTGCGTCCTTCACACGCTTTACAAAGTTCACAACGCTGGACAGTGTACTTGTTTCGATGGCTTCAGGCATGTCATTGGGCGTGTAGTGATGAACGTTATCGCCAACGATAAACTCGCGGCCCTTGTCGTCCACTTGAATGGCCTTTTCTGCCCCGTTAACTGCTTGATCGCGTAAAAACTCTAAAGATTCTTTGTCCATCATAATTAGTTCGTCTCCTTTTTCTGTTGTTGAAAGTCAATGACCTTAGGCGCTGGCTTAGCCGATGATGCTTCTTTTTCGACTTGGTCAACATCTTCGCCCGTATCAGTCTTAAGCTTGCTGTCAGTTGAATCGAAGTAGGTCTGGCCCTTGGCCCCACTCTTCAACTCGTTGGCCTCGATGTACCCTGAATCATTACGCCCAACCAACACCGTTGTAGTTGCCGCGTTTTCCGGTACTAGCGCTGCCTTCACTTGGGCATCTAACGTGAGCGTATCCCGGTTCTCACTTGGCGCCATGGTCAGGGTGATTGTGACCTTCCGTTTCTTCTTGGCGTCCGTGTTAGGGTTCAAAATATTGGTCATCACGTCCTTCATGGTGTGATCCAGCTTCTCTTGAATAGCCCCGTTAGCCAATTCAGTCAGGTCAACGTTAATTAGCTTTTGCTGCTTGCTCATACTCATTACCTCTCTTTTCGTGTTCAAATTCTTGTTTCATTCGCCGCTTAAAATTCTCGTTACAGTTAGGACACGGCCCCACCTGCATGCCAAATGGCGACATGGTGTGGATCACCTTTGTTCCGTGGCATAAAGGGCACTCACTCAAAATTCCACACTCCTTCGGTCCGGGGTCACCTCGGTAAACTTCACGATATGCCCCTTAATTCCCTTTTCAATTCGTGATAGCAATTTTGGATTATAGATGGCCGATAACTCACGACTATTCAAGTTTGTAGTCACTATCGTTCGATTCCGGCGATTAAGGACGCCAAAGAGTACGTTCTGGGTAAACTCACTAGCCTCTCGACTGGCACGCTGAAAACTACTCTCAGACCCCAAATCGTCCAACACCAGAAAATCAACGGTCCCCAAAAGGTCGACCATATTTTGTTCCGTGTATTTGCTGTCGGGATAGTCGAAACTACTCTTGATTAGGCGCATTAGTTCATTAATGCTGACAAATAAACACGAAACTGGTGTCTTGGCGTTCTCATTGATGGCCTTAAGCATGGCCAGAGCTAAGTGCGACTTACCTCGTCCCGGTAGTCCCGTAAATAGCGTGTTGTACTTGGCTCCTGCAAGATAGTCGTAGGCAATCTTACGAGCCATGTTCCAATTGGTCTCGGCTTCGGGACTCGCGGCCTTATCGTAGGTTCCAAAGGTTGCCGTCTTCAAATCTGGGTCATCAAAAATGCTGTCTCGAGACAGGACGTCTGTTGTCTTCCGCCGATGCCAGTAGGTCTCAGCATCTTGGGTGACCTTCTGATTACGTTGTGCAATCTTCTCCTTCTGGCACTCAGGGCAGAATGGTTCCTTGCCTGGTAGTCGAATCATGGGGATGTGGTGTGTGGGGCACTTTTGGTTCAGCTTTTGAACTTGGTCCAGCAGTGCAAAGTGCATCGGCCCCTTAGAAGTCGACTCCTCCATACGATTGACCACCTCCTTGTGCTTGATTATTCCGTTGATCACGTCTAGCCCAGTTCCGAATGGTCGCTAGATGATTTTTATATGACTTGCCAGATTGTGCCATGTAACTAGATAAACGCTCAATCCGTGCTTGCCAATCTGGAAATTCCGCTTGGACCTTCTCCATATCCTTATCGCTCAGCAGGACATTTTTGTATTCTCCGTACTTGTGTCTTACCGGCTTAGGCTTCTTGGGCGTGGGAGTGGGTTTGCTAGGTGAGGGACTATTCTCTTCACTCTCCTTAACTAACCTATACTTACCTAACCTAACCTTACCTAACCTAACCTTACCTAACCTATGCGGTCCATTGACCGTCCATTGGTTGTCCACTGGACGTCCAGTTAGCTTTCCTGTGTCAGCACGCGGTTTAGGGGCTGTCAACTCAGCATTGGGAATTACTTTTAGTAGTAAATCCTTATAGATTGAATCAACTTTCCTATCCGCCCGAATACGATTATTTTCTGTCCAATCCGTAATGTAGGAAACCAGATCATCATTCAGCACTGTGACGAATCCCTTTGCCATCAGTAAACGAAGGTCGTCCTCAACGGCACCCGTTTGCCGCATGACTGAGAAAGCCTCAACTACGCCATCATCATCGGCATGTAATCCCAAATGAAAGTACAGTGCTTGACTACTCAACGGCATTTTTAGGAACTTTGCGCTATCCGTTACACGATTACTAAACATTCTTCGTTGCGCCATTTAATCACCTCGTTTTCAGAAGGGTAAATCGTTATCGTTAACATCGATTGAGTCGCCCGTGTTAGCAAACGGATCATTAGTAGTCGAAGGCGGCGTCTGCTGCGGCATCGGCGAGTTCCCGCTCACCCCATTCGAGTTGCTCTGATTTCTGCTTTCCAAGAAAGAAAAATTTTCAACAATCACCTCAGTGACATATACACGATTGCCTTGCTGGTTTTCGTAATTCCGAGTCTGAATTCGGCCTTCAATACCTACTAGTGACCCCTTGTGGAAAAAGTTCGCGAAATTTTCCGCTCCCTTACGCCAAATAACGCACTGCACGAAATCTGCCTCACGCTCACCTTGCTGATTTTTAAATCGCCGATCAACGGCTAAGGTGAAAGTTCCTACCGCCGGCCCTGACTGCGTGTACCGTAAGTCAGGGTCCCGCGTTAGACGCCCGGTTAGTGCTACTTGATTAATCACTTATTACCATCTCCTTCTTGTGGCTTCCCATCCGCCTTATCGCTTAACTGACGGGACACCACATCGATGAGTTCGCGACCTTGGTCATAACTTAGTTTTTCAATCCCACTAACGCCTGATTTGCTGAGATAGAACTTTTGAATCTCAGCAATAGTTTTTTTGCCAAGCTCTGCCATAGACTTAAATAACTTCATTAACTGAGTCATTTGGCTGTTGCTGATTGGTCGTACACTTGGTTGACTCTGTCCACCATTACGTCCATTGGATTGACGTGCTTGCTGGCTTCGCGAGTTACTCTTTACTCCATTCTGCTGGTACTGATGATTGCTAGCCTGTTCTCCATCGTCGTCAACATCTGATGAAATCCCGAACGCGGCCGACAATGAGTATCGGCGCGCATAAGTCTCGGCGGACCCGAAGCGTTGCGCATCTCGCTTGTCGGCAGGAATTGTAAGTGGCTCAAAAACCATGTACTCACCACTGCTGTGGATAATGAACGTCGATACACTTACCGAGTGATCATTAGAGGTAGCCTCTTGCCCCCAACTCAGTCCTTCAGGCAATGCCTCATCGATGGCCGCCTGTACACCTTCTAGGTCAACATAGTTCTTCTTGAAAAAAGGATTCTCGGCCGTCTTCTTTGGCTGCTTAACCTTTGTACGGAATTCGTGCAGGGACTTCGCAATTTCTTTAATAGAATCGCTGGTCTTCATTTTTAATCTCCCTTGATTGGCTTAACAACTAGTGACATAGTCGCTTCCCGCTCTGTGGCACCAGCCAACACCTGACCATCTTCGTTGACGTAACGTCCCGCAACAAAGTGGAACTGCTTCTTAATGGCCGCCTTATCTGGTTCCTCCTTGATTCGTAGCAAGTCGTTCAGCCCTTGTTCCTTGATGCTCTTCACCAGAGCATCTTCGGACCAGTTCACACCAGCCGCTTTTTTTCGGGTTGATACTGTGCCATACGGCGTTTCAATCCGTGCTTTAGGATCTGACTGACGAAGCTCCATCAGGTAATCGCCAAGTAGCCCCTCAAAGAACCCACGGCTATCCTTATTGGCCTGTAGCTGGTTATCGCGCCACTTCTCAATGCTATTAATTTGCTCCTGAGCAATTTGTTTAACATCAGCATCTTTGGTATCTAGTGCACGATACTTGCGCATCGCCCAGGTCGCTGAACTGAGACTGTCAATCTTAAAGCCAGTATCAGTAGATTGTGCTTCATCTAGATCGTGCTGCTCTAGTGCATCCATGTGATTTCCCCCTTAGTTTTCAATTCCAGCAATTGACGTTTCGCCTGATCCAGGTCACGGAAACAAGCTTCAAGGCCTTCATGATTACTCGGGTCCACTGTGGTGTGATTAATAAAGAGCTTTGCGAGACGAATCTCCCCCTTCAGGCACCAGCCCATTAGCGTTTCAAAAGTTCGTTTTATCATTGAAAAATCCTCCGTTTCCGTCTACTATCGGAGTAGACAAGTCTTTGTTTGAGCATTGTCGTCAGGCTCGCTAGCGGTGCAACGCTAGCGGGCTTTTTTGACGTCCGCAAATTAAGTTCACGGAAATACGTCCGTCTTAAATTACGTGTCGTCTCTGGTTTAATGATGATTGCTCCTTTCCAATAAATTCATGACGCGTCATTAGCCACGGAATGTCTGTTTCCAGCACATCAGCCAACCGCTGTAGCGTCTCCACGCCAACGCTACTTAAATTGCCATGCCGCAGATTATTTAATGTTGTACTCGATACGGCACCATCGCTTAGAATGTCCGAATATTTAACATTTCGAACGTCCATCAACACTCGAATATTCAAAGCAACGTTCTCGCCTACGATTACTTTTTCCATCGATGATCACCTCTTTTCATTGACCATCTTTCATAACCAACTCTTATGACACCACCGATGCCGAATACGACAATAAAAATCAGTACCGCGCTCATTTGTCACTCGCATCCACAATAGTGAAGGTGTACTTAAAGCTGTTTGCGTCCATGACCGTGTTAGCGATGAGAATGCCATAGCGGCTGAGATTCTTGATAGATTCTTCTGAAATTTCATTGTGAACGCGCACCGTAGCTTCTGACTTGCCTACAGCGGCAGCCGTTTTGATTGCCGATGCAATCATGTAACTTTCATGGTTCAATTGCTCCCGCTTGGCATCCAATGCCATCTGGCGGGCATAATCGTCTGTGATTGTGATCATCATTGTTCTTCCTCCTAATTAATCAAAAAGTTCGTGACGTACGGCCTTCCAGCTCCCTAGTCTTTCAACGTAACGTCCCACTTCAATACCAATAAAAAGGACAAACCCAAACTTAAATGCAAATGAGATGGATTCCGTTACATACCATCCAATATTCATATCGATTACTCCTTTCACTAATCACCATCGCCTAGCCCGGCATTTTAAATGTGATAATCCTGGTGATCAGCAACAAATTTTTCAACGGCCTTACGCGAATACTTGGGGTACTTGCTTCCCGGAATCGGCGTTTGCGGAAAGCCGTGTTGATTCACAATACTTTGCGTTAAATCATTGCCAACGTGGTAATACTCACGATTGACCTGACTAGCAGTGAGAAGGTCATCTTGTGGTTGCAAGCGTTCCTGTACCTTAGCTGTTACTTCTGGAATCAGAGCCTGCAGCAGTGTCTGAATGACCACCTCACCGATTGCTGAGGTATCTTGCATGTTGCCACCTTCTTTGCGATATAATTTAGTTAATCAATTTATCTGGAGGCTTTAAATATGGCTAGCACTGTTTGTCCTTTCTGTAATCACACTTTCTTAATGGATGGAACGACTTCGAGATCCTTGCACCTTGAATTTGGGAGGAGTGGAGATATGTCTAGACTCGACTTTTCTCCAGTAGATCCTGCGTCATCAGATCGGATTATGCTTAGAATGAATAGATGTCCTAACTGTCATAAAGTTACGGTTTATACTCTAGGACTAGGTGATCAATACAGAGATGTTAAGACTAATATCTATCCCAATTCTGAAGCTAAACAGATACCTGAATATGTTCCTGAGGCCGTACGCAACGATTATTCTGAAGCATATGCCATTCTTCATCTAAGCCCTAAAGCCTCGGCTACATTGGCTCGTCGCGCTTTACAAGGAATGATTCGTGATTACTTTGGTGTTAACGAAAATACTCTTTATGACGAAATTAATGACATTCAGGATCAAGTAACTCCATCAGTCTGGAACACAATTAATGCCGTTAGACGTATCGGTAATATCGGTGCGCATATGGAAAAAGACATTAATCTTATCGTAGATATTTCAGATAACGAATCTGAGAAGCTTCTTAAATTAATCGAGTATCTCGTTAAGAGTTGGTACATTCAACGGCATGATGCCGAACAACTTATGCAGGATATTCAAGGCATTGATGACGATAAACAATCTCAACGCCATAAAGACTAAAGACTATCCTTCGTATCATGTTGCGCTAACAACTTTCCCTCCTTTGAAAAGAATTGCCGAAGCGTACGCATCGGACGTTTATCTGTTCCAGTTCCAATGATCGAGTCAACTTGAATCACGCTCACTAATTCAACATGCTGTACTTTGGAGTTTTCAGAGGGCCATTCTTCTGTGAAACTCTTTTTGCTATCTGACACATTGCATTTCTCCTTCGCCTAAAAACCCATGATTACCGCATATAGTCCTGTGATGGCCGTTACCATTTCTGGAGTTTTATCACCCGAATTAATCAATTCATGAATGTAATCAACAAGCTCTTGTTCAATGTTCTTTTGTTCTGCCAAAATAAGTCCCCCCTATTGTTATGATCTAAAGTTTTAAAAAATTAGATTCGTACTTGATCCTGTTATAGGCGTATTGAAGGCTTGCGTATGCTACATCATGCGTTAAGTCTTCTTTTTTCATGAGTTCAACAATCTCATCACCAACATGTCGACTTGTTTCACCAAACAAATCGCTAACGGGATTCTCTCTTCTAAAATCCTGCAGGTAAGTTGAACGGTTTGCTTCTAATTCGTTCATTCAACCTCGTCCTCCATTCCCAGAAATTTATTGATAAAGTACTGCTGCCCTTTCCCAGTCACCTTGGTGGTCACGCTGACCGTCGATCGCCCATCTGAATGGGTTACAACAGTTTCTTTGACATCAAACAGTTTCATATCCATAGACCGTTGCGTTGGTGTGTTGTACGAATCACCCTTGCGACTGCTGAGGTAATTGTTCTCCCGCATCCACCGGAACAAACGATTCTGACCAATATCGATGCCGTTCTGCTTGATGGCCTTAGCCAACGTGCCAATCAGAATGGATTCTTTAGAGGAAGTCACCGCATCGGCAAACAACGCCTTAGGCTGCATAACTGCATTCTCATCGTGGAGTCGCTGATTCTCGGCTTTCGCCTCTTTGTAGCGCTCTAGTGCGGCAATCATCATATCTGGATTAGACAGCCATTCGGCGGCCGTGTCGGGTGCAACGTACGCACCGTCGCTGCGAATAGATGGAAGAACCGTCCCGGTGACCCAATGCTTAAACCGCTTAGCAGCCGGTAGTTTGCTCGACATGATTAGCGAGTACACACCGGATTCGGTGATAGTAGTCAAATTCTGCCTACCTCCGGGGGTCTCCAAAACGGCGACCCCTTTGTCCTCTGCGTCAACGTGTTTTCTAACCGCATCAGCAGCTCGTGCATAACCTAAGATATTTGCTACATCACGAGCTACGAACTGTGGTAAGCCATCAGCAACAATCGTTCTTACACGAGCCCCTTCAAAATCAAATGGTGTAACCTTATTCATTTTTACTCATCCCCTTTCGTAAAATATTCAATTGAAACACCTAACGCATTAGCAACTTTAGTAATGCTGTCGAAGTTAGGATTGCTATTTTTCCACTTGTAAATAATACCGTTGGCAAGTCCTGCATCATGTTCGATTCGATAAATACTTGTGCCTCGAAGCTTTGCTAATTTTTGAATACGTTGGTAAATATCAATTGCCATACTTCCACCTCCTAAATAGAAAATATTCTACTGATTTCATCAAGCCTCATTGACAATTAATAGATAATAATCTATTATTAGAGCATACGAAATAGCCCAATAACAGGGTATATTTCATGATGAGCTAGATAATAATTCTGTGTGCCCTTCCCAAGCACAAATTCAGTATATTAGATTATTGTCAGCGAGTCAAGCATAAATTAGATTTTTATCAGCTAATAAAAGGAGTATTACTATGCCCTCGCTAAAAGACAGAATAAAGGAACTTTCAGCTAAGCATCATATAACTGTTGCTGAACTTGAACGGACGCTTAACTTTGCTAATGGTTCTATTTCAAAATGGGGTAAGCAGTCCCCTTCGGCCGAAAGACTTCAAAAAGTTGCTGATTATTTTGGAGTTTCCACAGATTATCTTCTTGGTAGGACTAATACACCAAGTTTTACTGCTAAGGATGAGATGGATATACATAAAGTCGTAGACGATATGATAAGCGGACTTTCCAACAAAAATTCCTTAGCGTTTTTAAAAAATAACGGCTCTCCCGTTGATGAAGACGATGCTGAGTTATTAAAGATTTCACTTGAAAACGTAGCCCGACAATCGTTACTATTGAGCCGTAAGCGCAATCGCGAAAATAACGATAAATAAAGCCGGTGGATTAATGCAACGCAGTCAAATTAGAAGAATGGTAGTAGATTTAGTCAAAAAGTATCAAACTAATGATCCCTTAGAGCTTTGTCAGGATCTGGATATCCCTGTGAATTTTTGTGACCTTGGTGAAAATATTATGGGGTTTCGTACAAAAATATATGGCGTTTCATCTATTACTATAAATTCTCGATTAAACTCAACAGAACAAAAAATAACTTGTGGTCACGAACTTGGCCATGATCGATGTAGTCATGACGACAATGCAGATTTCTTGCAGGAATCTACCCTATACTCGCGTACTCTATATGGCACGGAATATGAAGCAAATTGTTTCATGGTAGAATTAATGTTTGCCGATAACAATATCGATGATTATGCAGATACAGACACCGAAGAAGGCGTCCTACGCATTGCCAAAGTTCCCGAGTGGGCAGCCCCTTACGTTGATTGGTCCTATGTACGAAGACTAATCGTTAAACGAGCTTGTGGCGTTAAATGATAGCGATAGCACTATTAATGTAATAATCGTCCAAATACTGATGACGTTAAAAGCTGATTACATAAGGGGGTTGTTTTCTTGAAAACAACAAAGTTAGTAACAGGAATTTTGATGATTATCCTGTCGGTATTTATTTTTATTCAATCATCTGCTGTCGGAGTCAGCGATGCCATCGAAGGTGGGCAACATGCTTCTGGTACATCGGGAATGTTTGTCGCTATCCTTTATTTGGCTAGTGGGATCGTATATCTGTCTACCAAAAAGTCCACTAAAATGGGCGGCGACATCGCATCACTAGTGATGATGGTATTTGCTTGGATTATCGGCTTAGTAGATGTCGGAATCTACGCTGACCTCGTAATTTGGGCATGGTTGGCACTGATTATCGGTGTTGGGTTCTTCGTTTGGCATTTACGTGCCAATCATAAGTCAGAAAATGACGCAACTCATCACGCTGCATAGCAGTCTTAACCAACAATAAAAAATGCGCATCCCCTCCCGCCAAGAAGTTGGATGCGCATACCAAAATACATATCAGTCAGCGAATTTGTTCACTGGCTAGTTTTAAGCAACACATATAAGTGTGTTCCCTTAACATATCTAATTCTAACCTAAAGGAGGTGGTTCCGAAAGACCTATCTCAAAAACGCCTAGCCCGGCAACTTTTGAGAGGAGAAAATTAAAATGAAAAAGTTAAAGAAAGACACTCGTATTTTTGTTTATGAGAATACTCATGGTAGAAAATATGGTGTGAATTTTTATCGCACCGTCATGGGTGTTAAAACCCGACTGCACCAACAAGGATTTGACAATTCTGCTGATGCCATCGACTGGGCCAATCGGTCCGAACGTGAATTACATTTAAGAAACGGCGTAGCACGTAACGTTACCGTCCTGGAGTATTACAAGCAATGGTTAAGACGCAACGAATCATACTGGTCCCCTGACACTTATCACAATTACGTTCAGAAATTTGAAAGTTATATCTTGCCAAAATTCGGCAATGCAAAACTGCGTGATATTAATCGTGAAAACTTTCAGAACTATATTCTCGAACTTGAGACAGTTAAGCGCTCTGCTGGCCGAGTCGGGTACTCTTCCAAAACAATCAGCATAATCAAGGGGTATCTGTCAACCATGCTAAATGATGCCGTATACTCCGGTGTCATCCCCAGCAATAAGTTACGCAATCTCCGTGTAAAAGAAGGCATTGGTATTCGCAACAGTGCTATTTCAAAGGAAAAGTATATCTACGCCATCAAAACGGCGCAACGTGTTCTCTCTCCCATGGCACTCGCCTCATTCTACTTGTCTTTAGTTGCTCTTCGTCATGCAGAAATCCTAGGGATGCAACCTAAAAATATCTTCTCGGATCACGTTCATGTAGAAATTGCGCGGACTCACTGGAAGCCAGAGGGCGGCCCCACAAAGACCCCTGCCGCGGTCCGTGACGTTCCCATCTCGTCTAAGACCTATCAGTTGCTCCAGGAAGCGGTTAAATACTCTCGTCAGGTATATCTGGATGCTGATAAACAATTTACGTCAGACAGCTTTATATTCGTAAATAAAGATGCAACGCCGTGGAACTATACCCGTCTCAATCACATCTTTGATGAGATCTCCGAAGGCATGGGGCAACGAGTTGGTGTCTATGCCACAGGTGATATTTACGTCGATGATAAAGATAACCATCGCGTAGTTATTCGCCACGATGGACATGTTCTGTACAAGTTGGTAGCTGGCAAGACACAAGGTAACTCTAATCAAGTAAAAGTGATTAAGAATATCATGGGAGATGTCACCGGTGCCGAAGTTTCAAACAGTGATGGTTCTAAAGTTATCGTTGACCGCACTATCAGCGACGGTGTTGCCCGAGTCCAATCCGTGAACGCTGCGGGAAAACAAACGGATGACAGTATCATCCCTGAGCACAAGCGCGTTATCATTACCAACAATGCGCACATCTTTCCCCACATGATGCGCCACGCCTTCGCAACGTTTTCAATTCCAGGCGCTGACGATCCCGTCGACGTCATGAAGATTATGGGACACACCGACATGCGGATGACCCGCTTTTACGATAACGGAACTAAGGATGGCCAATCCAAGATTATTTCCATGATGGATAAATTAGCCGAATAATTTTGTTCCTGTTACTTTAAAACAAAAAAATCGCTGTATTCCCTACTACACAAGGGATACAGCGACTGAGGAACAAAATTCGACCGAATTCTCCAATTTTGTTCCTTTTTTGTTCCTTTTATAGGAAAATATAGGATTTAATGGGAAATAAAAAAATCGAAAACGCCGTTAAATCAACGTTTCCGACTCCTAACGAATC